GGCCGCGAACGGAGACAGGTAGACAACGGGGGCCAGAATCCGGAAGGACGATGCGTCCTCGTTCATCGGCTCGCCCTGGTCATCCTTGAAGCCCAGGATAGCGGCCGCGCAGGTCATGAGCGCGGCCTCCGCTTCCGCCGGCGTCGGCTGCGTTGACGTTGCCGCGGCACCGGTGAGGTCGTTGTCCTGCGTTCCGCTGTCGCCTTCGGAATGGTCGGTATCGAAGAAATACTGGCCATCGTAGCACTCCCCGCCGGCAGACTCGCCCGCGATGATCAGCGTCGTCAGCAGTTTCGCCCAATGGGCGTTGGCCCTGCGCGCCTGCTCTGCGACCCGGAGCATAACCTGCCCGGTCTTGTCCCTGCGGATCTCATCGCACAGGACCTCCATGGTCGACTCATACTTTTTGTTCGTGATGGTGATCCCGTTCTCGCGGAATCCCTTGGCCTGCCGGCCGCCGATCCACTCACGCATGGCCGGGGCCATGCCGAGCCATTTGTAGGTTTCCGATTCCTGGTTGCTGTCGAACAGCATTGACACGCCGGGAATCCACGTGGACCCGATGTCCTGCGAAAGTTTGTTGAAGAAAGCGCCGATGATGGCGCGACTGCCTAAAGATGCTGCACCCATGATTATTTTCCTCCTTTGGTTTTCTTTTTACGGATTTTTTCAGCCGGACACCCCGCCCAGGTTTCCCCGGCCGGAACGTCTTTGGTTACGACGCTGCCCGCACCGATCAGCGCCCCCTCCCCGATTTTGAGTCCGCAAACGATCGTGACGCCTGCACCGAGGCGCGCCCCTCGCTCAATGACGGTCTTTTGCCATTGGTCACGAGTGGACGGGGGGAATCTGTCGTTTGTGAATGTGCAGCGGGGTCCTATCCACGCGTCCTCCCCGATGGTCACGCCATCCGGGATGAAGCAGAACGCCCCGATCCGGACGCGATCACCTATCCGGACGTTGGGGCCGATTTCCGAGAAAGATCCCACCTGAACCTGATCGCCGATTTTGGCGTCATAGTTGACCTTGGAGGGTTCCCAAACCGTGACGCCTTTTCGCTTCCACCATTCGTCGCAATAGTTTCTCATGCGATCCTCTCGTAAATTTTCATCATGGCCGCGGCCGTTTTGGAGATGTCCGGAACGTCCGGCGTCTCCCTTTTGGGAACATCGCCCCGAAGAATCATCGTAAGCTGGGCCGCCATGGTTCGCTGATCCCCTTCGTCAAGCCAGAAGTCGGCATACTCGTTTCCCCGGAAGGAAATGACCGGGAGTCCCGTTGCCTTCGCTTCCAGGCAGATCCGATTATGGTCACCATACCGAACAAGGCCGATGTAGTAGTCGACCGACTTGAAAGCGTTCGCCAGCTCGGCGTGATCGAGGGCCACTGAAGAGATGTAGCTCCGATATGCCGTCCGGTTGTTCATCGTGAGCGCGCCCCACCAGCGCGCCTGATCCGATGGAAGATAGAGGAGATGCAACCGCAACCCCCGGATCTCTTCCATCACCCAAGGCAGGGCAAGGATCAAATCGAGCGGCCACTTGATTTCATGGCAGTTTTCGGCGGTGAGCAAAGACGGGGTTCCGTTCCACTTTCCCCGGCTGGTTCCCGTCTGCCACTTCGACAGGTTGATTCCCATGGGGATGCAGTCGATAACGCTCCGCTTGTCCACCATGCTTTTCCAGATCGCCTGATGCCGCGGCCAGAACGTGACCACGGCATCCGACGTCCGGAGGAAATTGGTGGTCACCATCCAGCCGTCAGCCGCCCCGTGAAGCCCCCGGGCGGCCTCATTGATCGATCCGGCAAAAATCGTCTCCGGCGTCCCGTGGGCGACGAAGACCTTCCGGATCTTCCGATCGTCAACATCGTCGGGGAGATGGGTGTGGACGACGTGGATATCGGCATCCACACCCATCGGAACTTCGGCCCGGTCGTCGCCATTCAGGCATACGGAATCAAGTCCGGACGCCTTTTCGGCCTCCGCGATCTCTTCCGCCATCCGGTGCATCCCGGACCCGTTTTTAACCGACCAGTGGACAACCTTCATGCCGCTCCTTTAGTGGGCGGAACTGGAAACGTGACTTGTCACGGCCGACCCGCACATCGATGCGATACTGGAGAGCGTCGACAGGGCAAAGTGGGTAAAGGCCACCTGCGAGCTGGAGATCATCGCCGACAGGACCTTGCCCGAGCCGATAGCCACCGCTCCGGAGTTGTTGATGGTGATGTCGCCGCTGACGGCCCGGGCAGTTGCTTCGCCCGCGCCGCTACCCACGAGGATCTGCGCACTTGCGAGGGAAGCGCCAGCCGCGGCGGGGCCATCGTTCGTGCCGTGAGCCTTGAAGGCGATCACGCAGGTGTTAGTCGTGACGTAGCGGTAGACGACGCCGACGTAGGAGTTGCTGCCCTGCGTGAGCGTGAAGGTTCCGTCATCCGACATATAGACCGGAGAGCCGACGTCCGTGACGGCCACGCTCGCCAGGGTGACCCGCGCGAGCCCCTTGGCGATCACGCGGACGTTGATGGCCCCGTCCGTCGCCACGGCGCTGTTGTCGGCCTGCCGTTCGGCGAATCCGGCGAAGTCGTCACCGGCGGTAAGAGCCCGCGCATATCCGGAAGTGATTCCGACCGCGGAGCCCTCATAGATCGTGGACGATGCCTTCACCGGGAGGCTGTTGATGTCCCCGAGTTCATAGACGCGGGGGGTGTCTGCTGTAAGTGCCATTGCTACTGTCCTCCTTATGTTTCGTTCAAACCGCCCTTATGGACGGGAATGGTTATTTCTTCCCGAGGATCCGCACCCGGCCCTCTTCCGAATACTTCTCGAAAGCCAGATAGGCTTCGAAGTTGTCCGCGAATTCCTTACGGATCTCCGGGGACTTGTCCCACGCGGCCTTGGCCCGCTGATCGATGGGGAGGTTCTTGTCAACCTCTTCGCCGGCTTTCGGTTTCGGGAGATCGGGGGACGCGGGGACTTCAACGACGGCCTGTTTCCCGTCCGCCTTCAGATTCTCCAGAGCCTTGCCACGGACAACCTTTTCGGCGGCGACGATCTTCAGCGCAACATCCCCGGCCGCGCTTTTCCCGTCCGCGATAGCATCCGCAACAATCTGTTCGTGTCCCGCCAAGCCGGCGCCCATGATCCCGGTGATCCTTTCCCGTTCGGCCGTTGCCCCGATGGCCCGGCCTTCCTCAATCCCGGCCTGTTTCGCTGAAACGGCCGCCTCCGTTGCACCCGCTGTTTTTCCCTCGGCAACTGCCGCGGCGTAAACCTCGGGGTGTTTCGTTTTCAGTTCGTCAAGAGTCACTGTGGTATCCTCCTTTTCTGCGATGTTTATTCCCCCGGAAGCCCCGGAGGAGTCTCTGCCGATCAGATCGTCAAACGTGGAAACACCGTCCACGAGCCCGACCTCGATTGCCTGCTTCCCGATGAAGATTTTCCCGTCAGCCATGGCCAGGGCCGCATCGGTCGAAATGCCGCGATTCCGGGCCACGGTGTCAACGAATGCCGAATAGATGTAATCAACCTGGTCCTGGATATAGGCGGCGCCCTCTTTGCTGAGGGGCTTATGGGCGGACTCAATGCGCTTGTATCGCCCCGCCGTGATCTCCGTGTACTTATCGCCCATCATTTCATCCCACCTCGATTGGTCGATATGGGTTGCCACGACGCCGATTGATCCGACCTCTACGGTGTCGCCGGAGATGAAGATTTTGTCCGCGGCAGAGGCGATCCAATAGGCCGCGCTTGCGATCATGCCGTCGGTGTATGCGATCACGCCCTTTTTCGAGCGGGCCGCAAAAACGATTTCAGCGAGTTCCGCCGTGCCGTCCACGGTGCCGCCGGGGGAGTCGATATCGAGCAGGATGGTTTTGACCTGCGAATCATCAGCCGCCGCCTTCACCGCGTCGCCGATGTACCGCATGGATGATCCGCCGAAGAGGAAGGAAAAGAATGACATTCCCTTCGTGAGAACGCCCTTTACCGGGATCACGGCCGTGCTGCCCATGACCTGATACGGTTCGGGCTTCTTGTCGCCGAAAGAAAGGCCGACACGGGCCTCCATCGCCTTCCAGTCGATCTTCTCCCCGTGGAGGTGCGCCCGGTAAATGCCGATGATCTCCGTCAACTTGTTCGGGCCGATCGCCCACGGGCTGAAAAGAACGTCAAGGATTCGCATTTTCATCGCCTCCGTCCAGGGTTGCCGCCGGTTCCTGCTTTTGGATCAGCCCCGCCTTGATCAGTTTCCGCTGCTCTTTCGCCCGCTGCCGGACGTTCTTTTCGAAGTCGCCGCCGGTGAGGAGGGTTGTCTCTTCGTCGTAGGTGGAGAGCATCGCCTCGATTCGATCACGCGCCGGCTGAACTTCCTTGGCCGGGTCAATGTAGCCAGGGGAGTCGCCGCACCAAACCGCTCCGCTGTAGGCTTTCCGGATCATCTCGTTTGCGAAGAATCCCGGCGCCGATACCATCCCGGACGCGACGGCCTCATAGAGCCATGTCTCGTAGATAGGCTGACAGAACGCCCCGACAAGCCACACCCTCCGGGACCGGAAGAAGCGCCATGCCTCCAGGAGAGCGGCCCGGGAGGCGGAAAAAGAGGAGTTGAAACTCCGCATGATGATTTCGGCGGGGATGCCCAGAGCGGCCCCGATCTGCGTCACGATGGCCAGAAAAAAAGGCTCAAATGCGGCGTTCGGGCGGCCAGGGGCGGCCGTCGATATGTCCTCGTTTTCGGAAAGGCCGACGATGTTCCCGTTGCCCATCTTGATATCGGTGTCTGATGCGGTGGCGCCTGTTTCCGCTGCCATGCCGGTACTGGAGATATCGAAATCGATCCCGCCGTCCTTGGATTTGATGAAAACCGTGAAGAGGGAGGCCACGGTCGAGGCCATGAGTTCGTTGTCGGTCAAGCTCGATATCTGCCGGAGCTGTTCCATGATCGGCGCAAGATGGGGAACGCCGCGGGTCTGCCCGGGGCGGAGCACATCGTAGAGGTGCAGGACGTTCCGCATTCCGGTTTTGGCCCCAAACGCGGGGACTTCCGCCCAGGTGAAGGCGTCTTTTTTCAGGACAAAGACCATTCCGGGGTGCTGGTTGACGACATGGTACGCGACCGGGGCGCCGGTCTTGATGTCCTTCTGGACGCCCGCCACAAGCGTTTCGGAGTCCGCCATGTTGTTTTTGTTGCATACCCGGTCGGCCTCAACGAGGTTGATCTTGAGCAGAAAGGGCGAGCCGGTGCGGGCGAAACGGGGGAGCAGTGCGAAAACGTCGCCGTTCTCGAATGTCTGCCGGTAAGCGAGGTTTTGTAGGCCGTAGAAGTTCAGGGTGCGGGAAATGTCGCACTCCTGGGACTCCGCCCACAGCCGGAATTTCCGCTCCGCGTCGTCCTCCCATTCGTCCGCCTGTTCGTCCGACATCCCGAGGAAATCCCCGTCGACGCGGGCCTGGAGCTTCAGACCGGTCCCGACCACGTTCACAAGGGAGGTATTGAGCGCGCCGGTTGCGATGGGGGCGTTGCGGATAAGATCGCGGGAGCGGTCGCGGAGAGTGGGCAGGTCGTACAGGATATCCGAATCCGGATCGGATGAAACGGTTGTCCATTCCTTGACGCCCCGGCGGGTCTTGGATGCTCCATGGTATGAGCCGACAAGGGCCTGGAAAGCGCGAGCGCGAATGCGTTGGACTCCCCGGACAGGATCAAGCCAGTTGACAAAGCGGTCGGTGAGGGTGAGAGGCACGCTGATCCTGCGGTTACCGGCGGCGACCTCTTTCAGCATGGCGTCACCCCCTTGATGGCCCGGCCCCCGCGGGAAAGCGTCTTTACTTTCTGATCCCAAAACTCGATTTTGGCTGTGATCTCTTTGGCGTTCGCACGGGTGAGAGACCGACCGGCGATTGAATAGGCCTGTCCGCCTGCCACGGCCGAATCTGCCGCGAGCCATGCCGTAAGTTGCGCTTCCGCCTGCGCGAGTGTGATGCCTGCCATCCGGTGAGCCTCTTGAAACAAAAACCTTGTTTCAGACGGCTACAGGATAAGCCCGGTTTTTGGGCAAAACTGAAAACAGCAGGTAAACAGCACAAAACAGCATGAGAAAAGCAGAAAACAGCAGGTAAAAAGACTTGACAGGCGGATTTTTTACACTTCAGGCTGCTCCGGAACGGTGATTTCC